ATCGTTCTCCTCATTCTTGAAGCCGACTTTAACCTGGCTCACGAGTTCCGACCAAAGCGTTTGACTGAAGCTGTCAACCGAAAGAATTTCCGACGGTCCGTAGATCGGCAACTCCGCGGGGTCGTAATCCAGTCGGAGCGGTTTGATGATGATCTTGTTGGTCGAGGGGTCAACGCCCATGATCGCGTCGACCTGCCGAAGGAGCTCTTGAACGAAGCCCTTCCCGTCCTTCTCGCGGTAGATGACGCCCGCGCCGCCATTCTTTTCTTCGAAGAACAGGTCGGCCTGCTCCACGAAGTTGTCCCGGTTAATTAGGTTCGGGTTGATGCCCATGCCGCCCCAATCATCAACCATGCCAGCGTAGATTGCTTCGGCGATATTGACGGTGGTGAGTTCGATGATCTCCTTGCCGCCCTCGAGCTCCAGGGTATTCGTGAACCGGGATACCTTGAAGCCAATCCTTTTCAATGACGGCGACTCGCCCACGTAGGCATCCTCCATCACGATATGGGAGATGCCTAAGTACTTGGTGAGCAGGCCGCCGCTTTCGGGCATCGCGTCGATGTAGGCATTCTTTGCTTGATCAAAGGTACCCGGATAGAAACGACAGGTGGCAGAGAAGCCCCCACCTTTTTTGTGACCACCGAAGAGTTCCAGGTCAGCGAAGGTGAAAGGCGTATCATCGGTGACGGTGCCAGTCCACACCTCCTTATCATCTACGTAGATAGCGTGAAGCGTTACGCCCTCCGCGCCACCAAGACAGATGCCCAGGTCGATAGTTAAGTAATATCTGTAGCCGACGATGATGGTCTTTTTCTTGAAGATGCTCACCTTAATCCGCTCGGTGATCGGCACGGGTCGGAAGCCACCCACAAAGAGGGTGTTCGGCGAGTCAATTCGAGCCAGCCCGATGAGGTAAGGGATAGGCGAGTTTTCTGTGGCCTTCGGGAATGCATCATCCTCGAACTCCCCAGCTCGAGCGTTTTCAATCTCGAGCGGCGGGATCAGAAGTGCGAAAAGGATGGCCGAGACCACCATGATAAGCAGATAGCCGAGGATCATCGTAGGGTACTCCCGAACGGGTTGAGAGACGGAACGAGATTGCACCCGCCGTATCTGTCGAGGTTGTTGAACTTGTCGCGGCAGGTTGCGGCCGAGTGGTCGCAGCCCTGCTGAAGGATCACGTTGGAGCCTGGCCGTAGTTCGGTGAACGGCACCTTCAGGGTGACCACAGTGCCTTCGTGGGATCGTATCGTTCGGCGTTCGCCCGTGTCGGAGTTGATGACCTCGCCGCCAATGCCTTCCGTTCCAGTCCAAGGTAAGCTGGCGACGTTGATGATGTTGGCGGACAACGATGTAACGGTGGTCACATGCCGATAGTCAGTGCGAAGAATTCCACACCGGGCATTGTAGAGCAGGTGGCTGCACGGGCCTTGCCAACGTTGCGCCGGAACGGAAGCGTCAAGCGCGAGAGCGAAAGTGCTGGGGACCTTCAGTGAAGCCTTTCGACCCTTGACAGTCCAAGACCCGACGGCGCCCGACCATATGACGGGAAACGCCTCGCTGGGGTCGCCGCGATGACCACGACGAAGTACCAGGTTCAGGGTGGGCGGCACGTCGGTGAAGGCATACTCCTTGGTGAGTGGAAGATCAAAGGGTATCTCAATCTCCAGGTCACCCGATGATGAGCCACCCACACTGGTGACCTTGATGTTCTTCCGCTTAAGACCTTCCACAGCAGTGTAGGTTCGACCGTCGACCACCAGATCCTCGGCGAAGCTGGTGTAATAGTAGGAGGTGAACAGGCCTTCGAAGTCGTAGAGCTCAGCTACGTAGCCATCGCTGCCGGATATTTCGTAGTCATCATAGCTCATGTTGAGGTTCCCATTACCCCGAAGCTGAAGTAAGCTCGGTTGTTTACGAATTTAACATCCACCATATCGGTGGCCATACGAACTCGATACAGGAAGCTGACCCGGGCGACGGGGTTGCTTTCAATGTCGTCGGGCAGGTCCGGCGTGATCGTAAGAACGTCCTTGCCGCCTACAACGGACGCGCTAGCGACGGTTCTGTAGAGAATGGTGCCGTCAAGTCGGGTGAGCATTAACTGCTTGTAGGTCGGGTTCTTGAAGTAGATCGATGAGTAATCGACTCCCACCAGGGTAAAGCTGTTGCCCGAATTGATCGGTGGTGTATCGATCTCAAGGTCGGCCAGACCCGACGGCAGGAAGAAAGGCTTGTGAGCTCCAGCAACGGTATCGAAGAAGAGCATCCATTTGTCAAACTCATCCATGCTTTTCTTGAGGGGGCAGAAGAACTTCACTGACCGCTGGAACTGTGCGTAGGGCCAGGTGCTGACGCGACGTTGCTTGCCGAAGCCGCTGTCGAAGATTTCAACCGGCGTGATCGGACCCTCAGTAATCCCGGCGAGCGTTCGCTGGTCGATCACAGGCAGGCCCTGGAAGGTCGTCAACGTGGCGGTGGCGCCGGCCCGGAGAAGGGGCCTTGAGCGATCTGCAGCCCGGCCTGTGATACGAAGGTTGCCCGACACCGATTTGAAGGTTTGGGTGGGTTCTTCAAGATACAGCGGAAACGCTGGGCAGATCGTCCAGCCAGCTCGAACGGTGGAACCCAACGTAGCTTCGATGATACATCCCGTGGGCGTCATCGACTCAATCACCTGGATAATGCCACTGCTCAAGCTCTCATCCAGGGGGTCGCGAAGATAGGCCGTATCGCCGACGCGAAGGTTGGTATAGCTCGGATTAAAGAATAGCTCATTGTCGCCCGGTGATGAGTTCTGAGTCAGCTTGGTGGCGTATTGATAGAAGGGCACTGTGATCAAGCCCACGGTGGATTGGAAAAGGCGACGCATAACCTCGACCATCTCGATTTCGTCGGTCTCGTAGGTGTATTCCACAACCCGAATAGGGCCCGGAGCCAAGCGAACCCGTTGTTCGGTGTTGTCATAACTGGTGGTGATTGAAGTGCTCCACTGCCACGTTTCCGAAACCTTTTCTTCTGGTATCAGCGGCATGTCCACGATCAGAATGCCGGTGATGGCCAACGTGAAGCTACCCTGAGTGTAGGTACCGATCAATCGGGCATCAAGCTCGGTTTCACCCGGGCCAATCTGGATGTTATACTCGGCCCACTCGAAGTCAAGAATATCCGAGCCCGTCGTCAGGTCGGTGGTGACCACGGTGGTATCCTCAAGAGCTCCCGAAATGAGCTCGTCCGGAAATGGGAACGTATTCCACAGGTGGAAGGGGACGTCGGTGTTAAAGGTGGGGTTGTTCAGGTTCAAGGCAGCGGGGACCACGATAAACCGGAAGTGATAGTACCGATGGGGCCCCATACTAGCGGAGCCATTGATCGTTCTGAAGACTTCGGTGTCGGGGTCATCGCCTGTCACCCCCGCTATGGACTCGAAGGTCATTTCATGGGCGATGGTCGGCGGAATGTAGAAGACGGGCTCCATTCCCACATAACTAAGAATGGCCGGCGTCGTTTCGATTGACGCCAGCCCCGAGCTGAGTGTGTAGGTATGGAAAGGCATTACGCCACCTTCTTGTAAGCGATCCCTGCTGGGCCTGATTGAGCGGTACGGGCGGGCCAAGAGACATCCGCCGCGGATACCTTCCGAAGCAGCGGGAAGCACATCCAGATGTCCGAGCCCACGGTGATCTCAGCGGTGGGTTCGAGGTTATCAACCCGGACGCTTCTCACATTTGGAAATTCACCCAGCCACCTCAGGTCGGCGCTTGTGGCATCATCGGAACTGCCGACAACAAGGGGCAGGGTACCAAGCGTAACAAAGCCGGTGGTTGGATGGGGTGGGAAGCGCCAACCCTCGGAACCAAGTGCGGGTGGGCGAACTGTGGTGGGCAACAGCTGATTGGTATCACGACGAGCGCCGATGGCGGCAAGCAACGTGGGCATAGCCCTATAGCCATTCAGATGGGTCTCGGAGTGTGCCGGGAAGTTGCCATCATTCGGGTAGGGGAAGTTCCCGCCCGTCTGGGTTAGCCGATAGCACAGCGTGGAGGTGGAGCTGCCACCAATGAGGCCCATGAAGTAGCCACAGTTATACAAGGTGCTGTGGAAGGTGCCGGTATTCGGGCTGATGTCATTGGTTTCGATCATAGCGGCAAGGAGACTGGACGTGCAGTAGGCGACGCCGTTGTGACCCATTCCTCTGGTATCGATCACGCCGGCCGAGAAGTGATGCCAAAAGGTCGAGCCCTGATAGGTGAGCTTGAACGCTACATGAACGTGAACAGCATCGGTGTCATCAGCAAAGAAGTGCCACTCGTCGATGGTCTGGGTCGGTATCCGAACGATGGAGCCCTGATTACCAATGGGCGCAAGGCGTTCCCGACCGACGTTCAGGTAGAGCTGAGAGATACCTGTGATGGGGAAGCTGCCGCCGTCCACAGTGAAACCGGTGGAGGAGATACCGAAGTCAATGATGGGCATTACGAAGTTGCTGCCGCCGTCCGGCGAAAGCGGCCAGTAGTCAGCCTCCCATAGACCGGTGAAGGTTTGACCCGCCGTCGTAATGTCGGTCCGCCAGGACTTCAGGGTGGTCCAGGTGCTGCCATCATCTGAGAACTGAAGGTCGATGTATTTCCAAGCACTCGCCGCGGGTCCAAACTTCACGATGAGTTCCACCACTGTAGCTGCGTTGCCCAACCCTAGGTCATAGGTCCAGCGAGTCTCGCTTGAACCCAGTGACACCGACCACAGGGTGCCATCGTTCACCAGTGCATTGGAAGCGGTACCCGCAGTGGCGGAAGCCGTACCGCCTGTCAGCACGTTGGCACCGCCCGAGCTTTCTGCCATCGAGATGAAGTCCACATCAGTCAATCTGGTGCCGCTCTCATCATAGCTCCGACCCAGAACACTCCAATAACGATGGTCGGCTGGGGTAGGCGCAATCCAACCGTGGGCCAGGGCAAAGGTGGCCAGGTTGTCAAGCATGGTTTGAAGGGTACCGCTTCCGGTCTCGTAGGCCACGATGATTACTCCTGAATGGCGATCCAGCTATTGCCGAGTCGGCGGGTTCGATTGGGGAACACCCGGTAGTCGGATGCTCCCAAGGTGATGAGGGTTTCTGCGGCAAGCACGTTTCCGCCCGGTATAGCGACGACACCCTGGAGAGCTCCGTAGGCGCCGTAGCTCGAGCCCATCACTAGGACGTCAATGGTCGGAAGATCATCCTGATCGGTAGGCTGAATTGACGCCAGCAGATGACCGGCGCCCCCATCGCTGTCACCGGACAAGCTGTTGAACATGCCCGAGGTGGTGGCGACACCATGGTGGAAAGGGTAGACGTAGTTTGAGGCAGTGGAGATGGGTCGAAGAACGGTGCCGTTGGCGTTCTGCTGATTGCCCACAGATTGCCATTCACCGAGGTGGTTAAGCACCCGTCCGCCGCCGACGCCGGGGTCCCAGAAGTTACCATTTGCCGGGTTGATGGCGTCGTGGGCTAACGCGAGGCCCTCCGTGGTGGTACCCGCCACATACAGGGGGAAGGGGTACTGATCGGGGTCACCGAACGCCGCAAGGAACCCTGAGTAGAAGCCCGCATAGTCGGAAGCGCTGGCCTTGACCACACCGATTATCCGAGTGCTGTTCACGTAGATCCAATAATCCAGGTCTTCGTTGCTGGCGTCGACCGACATACGTGGGTTGTCGGTAAGCGCTTTCTCCATGTCTGCCCAAGCTTTGGTGGAGTCATAGGAGGTAGCGGCGTTGAGCAGAAGACGACCACGACCGGACGCCAGGTCGTAGTTAGTTTGGAAGCCGAGGATCACGCGACGATCCGCGTCATAGCCCGGACCCTGAAGCCAGTATTCAACAGGTCGGCGAACGCCCCCCGAGGTGGTGGAAGAGATGGTGCTGGTTCCGTCCATCGGGAAGGTGAACAGCTTCGTTTCGCCGGCTGTCCACAGTGACACGACCGGCGCTGTGTAGAAGGTGTCCCAGTTAATGCCGTCGTCCGAGCGGGCGAAAGACAAAGTCCGCGGGGCAAAGGTAGCGGAGGGCGAGGGCGACCGAAGAGTGATCTGGCGAATGGTCTGGGGCGTTTCGAAGTCATAGTAGATGTAGGCCATCGAAGTGGGGTTGCCATCCCACCAAGTTGTGGACAGACCATCGAGCATGTTCTCAGGACCGAAGCCGGTCGAGAAGCCAGAAACGCTGAGCAGCGCGTCGTCAAGCGTCAGGTTGGCGCCGCCAGCGGTTTCACGGATGCCCAAGCCCGAAACGCGAATGGCCCCAGCATCTTGGGGGTTGGAACAGGCGATACGAAGATAGCGGGTGGTGATGGGGAACTCACCAGAGTCACCGAGTGATCCCGCACCCCGAAGAAGTGTCCAGCTATTGGCCGTGGCCAACGTGATCACCTCTTCGAGAAACTCATTCAGCGTTCGGCAGTTACCAGATGCAAAGGGCATGGTTTAGTTCTCCAATCCGATTAGTGCACGGACGCGGTTAGGATCGCTCTCGATCATATTATAGACGACATCGGTACCTTCAGCCGAACCCAGTGCAGCCAATGCGGCCTCCTTGCTGGAAACGTTGAGAATGGTCACGGGCACGACCGGTGCCTTAGCTTCATAGGAAGTGCTCGGCGGCGCAGTCCGTGCCACCGCGTCGGCCTCACGGCTCCCCGCAACCCGGAGAGTACCACCGGTGCTTGCTGCATTGTTCACAAGGCCCCCGTCTGCCAACATGCCACGGATGTTTATACCACGGTTCATCGCCTCAAGCAATGGCAAGTTGGCTTTGGCGGCACGGGCGTTCACCACAAACTCATTGTTGGACAGCGCGAAGAGTCCGGCCTTGTCATCCGTATCACCACCGGGACCTCGAACACGACCACCCGTTGCCAAGCCCTGGACGGTCGTTGCGATGATGGCCGCAATCTGAGCACCGCCCGCAACGGCAGCAGCTGTGGCCAACGTTTGCGGAATGGGGGGCGGGAAAGGTGCGGCAAGAGCATTGGTCACAGCTTTGGCGGTGTTCACTGTGGCCTCCGCGATGGCGATAGCTTTCTGCGCGATGAACAACGCCTTATAGATGCCGCTCTGTTTGCCGGCGTATTGTTCCGCAAAGCCGAGCAGGATGTCGATGCTGTTCTTGGCTGAGCCGATGGCCATGTCCCAGCGCGCGATTTCAACCTCAGCGATGGCGCGGTTGTTGGCCTGGATCAAGGCCTTCAGTCGCTCTTGATACTGCTGCTCGTTGATAAGGTCGACTTCTCGTGCGGCGTTCAGGATGTTGGTTCGCTCGGCGGTGTAGTCCCTCACCTCCTGAAGCTGTGCTTGGTAGTCAAACTTGCCGCCCAGAGAGTTATCCACACTGGCCAAGTCCTGGACCAATTTGGTGTTGGCCAACGCTTCGGCATATTCGGTTTGGTTGATAGCGCCCTGAGCCACAAGTTCGTTCAAGGCAGCCTGGGTGACCATGTAGTCCTCGGTCGACCCCTTCAGGCTGTCGTAGATGTCGGATGCTTTTTGCAACACCTCAATGCGGAGATAAGCCTGCTCGACAAGCTTCGCCTCACTCTCGGTGAGTTCACGGTTCAGCTGACCCGCAATCTCCTGTTGCTTGTTGTAGATGTCTTGTTCCTTGCCCAAGCGGCTCAGCGCTTCGATCTGCTTCTCCATCTCGCCGTATGCGTCGGCGAATGAAGTGCCGCCCCCTCCACCACCACCGCCTCCGCCGCCGCCGCTTGAACCGTCCTCGGGCGC